CTATTTAATGTAGTAAATATTGTTTTCTGTAATTCAAAACTATGGTCTGACATTATCTACTTCCTCTTGTTTGTGATTTTTGTCCTGCTACTTTTATTGCTTGTTTTATTCTTTGCATAATCTTTTGTCTATTTTTTTCTAGAGCAGGAAACATGTATGGTCTTGGTAACATTTTTGAAGTACCAAACTCTAAAAACTTACTATAAAAAGCACGACTAGCAATCTCACCACCCATTTTATCACTATCTATTTTTCTTTTTATATTGTTTACTAAAAATCCAGTATCAGATGCTGGTGGTTGTCCAGGAGCAGATGCTTTGTGTGTTCTTCTTGGATTATATCTTTGATAAACTACACCTGCTTTAGCACCTCTTTGTATTGATTGTTTTGCTTCTTTTTCAACATCTGCTACACTTTTAAATACTGCATGTGCGATTAATTCTTTGCCTTTATCAGAAATATTTTTTAAATTTTTCTGTAACTCTATACTTCCTACAACTGTTGCTTTTACTTGCGTCATGCTGATATTGCTGTATGCTCCTCTGCTTCTATTTTTAAAAATCTATTTTTTTCTTCTAAATTTAAAATAGATCTTATATTAAATTCTCTTGTACCAAAAACTATTTTAGTTGTATTGTTTATAGTAACATCATCTCTATATCTTATAAATATTTCATGTGTTACAGGATTTTCAACTTGCATACCTTGCGCACCATCACTAAATATTTCATTGCCTTTTTTAGGATGTATAGATGCAAATACATCTGCTATTGTGCTATAATTTTGTGTAAATCCACCAGCACCATCAGCAGTATTAGTTGAGTTTTGTAAACTCACTAAATGTCTTAAATCTCCTATTTTTGGTTTGTTCTTCATTTTAATATTAATTTTTTAATGTGTTTTTTGTCCATATATATTTCAATTTCTGCATCAGATTTTAAACATTGGTATCTAACATTGCCACCAGATTTTAATTGTCTGTCTGCAATCCTTTTACCTTTTAAACATTCTGACATAGATGGTTGTATTCTATGTTCTTGAATTTCATTATTTACTATCATTAATAAAGCTATTACTGTTTCTATCATTGTCCATTTCCGTTTTTGTAATGCATATCTCTTGCTTTATCTTTTAATTCTTCAATATCAGATAATGCTTTTTCAACTTGTTTTTGTAAAAATTCAATATTGACTTTATTGTGCATTCCTGCTTCTTGTTGTGCTTGTAATTTTTCTACAGATTTATAAAGATCTTCGATAAGCATATATTGTTCGCTATCGGCAGGAAGTGAACCCATTTCACCTCGTGGCCACTTAATTCTAAATTCTGTATTCTTTTCTAAATCAGATGACATTAATTGTTTACTTGTCTCTAATTTATTTATTCTTTCAATTACTCCAAAGTATGCCCAAACACCAACAGCAACTGAAGCAACTATGCTTATTAAGTTCTTTAGTGGCATACTTACGCCAGTGTCTTCTGATACTTTAAAATCTTTTGCCATTATCCTAACCTGTTGCTAAATCTAATAACTTTAAATGGTTGTAATAAAGTTCCTAGAGTCATCGGCACAGGTATAGGTTTTTGTTCAATATATAGCTCTCTATTTTCATACAAGTGCGATGTGTATAGATTTATCGCTTGTTTTATTGTTTCTGGTACATCTTTTGGTGCTGTCCCATAACCAGCAGTAAAAGTAATTATAAAAGCATTAGCAACTCTTAAACTTGCTACATCAGGAAAAGTTTGACTTCTTCTTAATACTACTTTTGGAGTATCAGAATAATTATCAACATAATAGTTGCTAGTAGCAAAAGTAGATTCAGTATCTGAATCATCATAATATTTAAAACTTGTAACTGCAACTAATGGTGATTTAGGTAAAGTTATATAGTTAGCAGTTCTGTCCATAAATGGTCCAGTGCTAAATCCTTCAATTAATTTATCTTCTTGAGAATAAGGTATTCTATCTAAAGCAAGTTCATATGTTTTAGTTATAAATGAACGACCAGTATATTCTTCTAAAACTTTAATTGAAGACCTTAACATCATTGTTAATTCTGAATCTTGGTCAAAATTATCTGGATCTATCCTTAATGTTTGTTTAACTTCATTTAAAGTAACAGGTGTAATATTAGTTTGTGATGTAATTTTTAATCCAGCCATTAGTGTAAAGTCTCCTTATCTTTTCTTACATATTCACCTATCTCTTCGTGCATATTTATATCTCTCATTGCTAATAAATCAGCAGCATATAAACCAGCAACTAATCTATTTGGAAAACCAGTAATAGTAAATGTAATTTTTGATTCACCATCAGATTGGTCTTCAATCCTCATTGTAGTTTTTATTTCAATTAATTTATCTTTCATATTATGTTTTTAATGGGTGACCAGAAGGAAGTAAATCTCTATCGAACTGACCAGATCTAAATTTACCTGTCCTTACAGCAAATAAAAATGCATTTACTCTAGCATATGCCCATTGCTCCTCACTTCTTACATTAGGTCTTACTGATTGTGGATTTGTTCTATAAGCACCTATACCTCTTCTAAATACAGCACCTAACATCCTAACAGTAACTCTTTTACCTTTTTTATCACCATGTTTTTCATTATGGTCTTTTACCTTGTTTTTTAGTCCTTCTTTTACTGCAGCAGTAAGTTGTTTTTCTTCTATATCCTCTTGACTTTCTGTTTCTTGTTCAGTATAATCATTATCTAATTTTTCAGATTCTCTGTTTATCTGACCAACTTTCTTTCTAGCCCAACTAAATCCAGGATCGCCACCCCACAAAGCCCATGCTATTCTTCCAGCTGATGGATATCCATCTTCACCTTGACTAAATCCTTGACCTTGTTTATCTACTTCATGACGACTAAAGAAACTAAACATTCTTTTTACTGTGCTTGGTGATAAGTTTTCTTTGTTTACTAATTGATTTGCTCTAGCAACACCAACCATAGTACCACCTCTACCATGTTCTTTTCTCCAAGCCAAACCTCTTTTTGCTTCTGCTGCCATGCTATCTGTTGGTCTTAAATCAATATCTGATATTGCTTTCTCATCTGGATAATCATCTGTTATCTCTAAACTCTTTTCATCTTCATCATCACCAACACTATCACCAGCTAAACTAATTGGCATCATAGTAGCACTAATGAATAAAGTATCTCCTCCTTTTATTGGATCGTAACCTAATTTTTCTCTTGCTTCGTTACGAGTTAAGATACCAGAATTAACTCCACTAACAACAGATTCAAAAACTCTTTTTCTACTTTCTGCCATAGCAGGAATACTATCAACATCATATTCTAATCTTAAATCATCTCCGAACTGTGGTGTTAGCCATTCATTTAAGTCAGATTGTATTCTTCTTAATATTGGTATAATTGTTTCTTCATATAATGCAAGTCTTGCTTCTGGCATATTGTTATAAGTTTGTGCATCAGGAATACCAACTAACTGTGCTGGTACACCAAAACATAATGCTATATCTATTGCTGACATTTTCTTTAATACTGAAAAGTCCATATCTTTTGGTGACATACCCATTTGTTGAAAACTAAAATCACCTTCAAGTAACATAGGTCTGCCAGCATTATTAGTACCACTAAAACGAGTTTCCATATCTGCTAATATTTGTGCTCTTTGAGTATCACTTAATTGAACTGTTGAACCAGTTTCATCTTTTGGTTTAAATATTACTGCACCACTAGGTCTAGCACCATTTGATAATAATGATACATTATGTCTGTTTGTTAAATTATGACTATCAATATTACTCGCAGCAGCAACTAAAGGAGACAAACCTAAATAGTCACTTTTAGGATGAAATAATTTAAAATGTTTTACTGGTGATTCACCTGTTTCTTGATTTACATCATATTGAGATATTGTTTTACCATTTATTGAATAATGATATGCTTCTGGTAAATTCGTTTGCCCTGGAATTATTTTAATTCTATCAGGTCTTAAACAATATAACTCTTTTGGTTCAGAGCCTTCAGCACCAGTACCAATTAAATAACTATTACCAGATAATAATAAAAACGAATATAATGATTCAAATAATTCTACATATCCTTTTGTTGGGGATGGTCTAGCAAGTAAATCTAATAATGGATGGTCATCAACATTTAGTTTACCTCTAAATAATTTTAATCTAACTCCAGCAGCACCTTGTGATATTTCATTGATACATCTAAAAGCAATAGCATTATTTTCATATCCTTCTTTTACTAAATCTTCATAACTATACTTTTGACCAGCAACATTTACATTACTAACCATAGCATAATTAGATGAAACTTGTTTTGTTTCAACTTTTTTAGTTTTAAAAATATTTCTTATGTTATCAAATACTCCCATAATTTACCTTGCGTTATTGGGAATATCGTTACTCCCGACTAATGTTTGACCAAATGCCATGTATATATAAGTACCACCATCTGCATTTGTTTGTGCAAAACTATTCCTTAATTTAAAACCATTAGATAAAAATTCATGTCTAAAATTACTATCATTCCATTCACCAGAAGTAGTGTCTGCTTCTAATGTCCAATTGTAATCACCATTAGTATTTCTTGCATCATCCCAAATAGTCCAGTTGTCTGCACTATCTCTCCTTTTTATCATAACCCATGCAGGTCTAAATCCTGTGTATATAAATGAACCATTTGTATTGCCATTCCCAATAAAATGTCCAAACTTACTATAACCATTTATATTTGTGAAACAATAAGCAATATGATTATCACCACTTCCATTAGGTGCACCAGAACTGCCAACACTAAATACTGAACTTGTTGGTGCTGTATCATTCCAAACTGATGCCTCATCTACTCTTGAATCAGTAGTGTTTAATCTCATGTGATGGTCTTCTGGTGCAGAAGTATCCATTCCTACATGGTAAGTTGTCCATTGTTCACTATCAGTAATATTTCTTGCGATATACATATGTGGTACTGCACCTAAACCATGACCAATAGTAGCATTGCTTCCTGTTCCTGTATATCTAACAATACTAAATCCTGCAGTTTGATTTGCTGATACAGTTGTTTGTATGCTACCAGCAAAATTAGAAGAACCAAATAATGAGTTTGTATTTGCTTGACCACCCATACCAGAGTGTTGTGTACAATAATAATATAAAGTTGCAGCACCTGATGCAACTGTAATAACTGTTTTTGCTCCTGAACTTCCTGGAGTTCCTGTTGTTGTTACACCAGTTGTATATTCACTACCACCACCATGAGTACCATTTGATGTTGTTGAAAATCTTAATGGATGACCAGCATTTGAACTATCTGATTGGTCAAAAGTATATGTGCCACCTTCTTGTAAATCTAATGTTACAGCACTTGTACCAAAGTCATCAAATCTATATTTGTTTCCACTATCTGAAACTACTTTAACTGTATAAGTTATAGCAGGTGCTGTTCCTCCTGCTTTCCAGTTCCATGATACAAAATTTGCACCATTAGCATTCGTATTAGTATTTGTTGTTGCAAGATTAAAACCATCTGACGCAAAAGCAGTTAAAGCAGTTGCATTTGTACTTTCTGCTCCAGAAGTATTAGAATATAATTGTTTTGTAACACCTCTAACTGAATCATATAAAACATGATTTTCTGTCGCACCCCTAGATTTAATCCATAGCCAATCAGGTTGGAAACCAACTCCTGTAATATTATTTGTAGAGCCATTACCAGAATAAAGTTTAGTATTGAAATGTTCTGTGGATTTATTAATTGTTGTGTATGCCATATTATTTGTTTAACCCCTTTGTTGATAAAGCTGTGTAGCCAGTTGGTACATTGTATTCAAACACTCCATTATTACTTGCATTAGTTCCTGCACTAGATACTGCTGTTGCACTATAACTTTGGGAACCAAAACTACCAGATTGACTTGCAAAAGTACCATTACCAAAATTCCATGCAAACCTATCATGGTTACTTGCTTTATCTCCACACCAAAATCCCCAATGTGTAGATCCTGTGTACCAAGATTGTGACGATATATCTATTGCACCAGTTTTACTTGCACCAGATGTAGGATCTCCAGAGTTTTGCCATGTACCATTTTTTCCAAAATAAATTGCACCATTTTCCATATCACAAGCAATTTGAATAATATCTCCATTTGCATAACTGCTACCATAACTATTATTTTCTGTGCTTGGTACTATTGAGTAACCATTTTTTAAATATATAACTCTACCTATATATGTAGATGCTGTTTGTTCTGGTAAGTTTCTATTTTGATAAAATATTTCTGAAACATATTCCATATCAACAATACCAACACCTGCTGTAACATTATCATAAGTTACATATTTTACTTCTGCATAAAATTTACCATTACCTTTTGGCATACCTAAAGTTGAAACTGCATAATTATAATTGTCATTTGCTCTAGGATATACAAAAGTATTCCCTGCACCTATATCTGTATTTGTAGATGCATAATCATGATTAAGAGGATTCATCGTACAAAAAACATTACTTGGGCAATCTTCTGTTTTTGTAAGTGTTCCACTTGTAGTTAAAGTTTTATTATTGCCACTACTATCTAAATCCATATTAGAACTATCTTCCATTTTTAAGAAAAATCCTTCTGAACCATATTGAACATTAGGAGCAGTATTTATTTTCCATTCACCAGTTGTGCTGTCAAAACTACCGAAATCACTTGCAGCATAAGAATAATTACTGCAATAATGAAAATGAGAAATTAAACCATCGAAATATTCTAAATCTCCACTTTGTTGGCTTCTTGCTCTAGCACCTATCCATAAATCTTGTGTACTATGCCAACCTAAAACAGCATTACTAAATGCAGATACATCATTTTTACCACTACCTTCATCTATTTGAACACCATTAATCCAAAATCTTCTCCTTAAATTCGCTGTACTATTAGAACCATCTAAAGAAAATACAAAATGATACCAACCATTAACATCTCGGTATAATTGAGTTGTATTAAAAGTTCCTCCAGCTCCATCACAATGCATTTCAACATTATCTGCAGTATCAAATCTTAAATAACAATCAGAAGAATTATTTTCTCCCCAAGACCAAATATCTTGTTGAACACCTACACTACCTCTTTTAACCCAGCAAGAAATTGTCCCTTTAGTTCTAAAATCTGAACCACCTTTTGCATATTCTATTTTTGTGCTAGCCATTAGTTAAATTGTCCTCCTCCTGTTGCTCCTACTGATACTGTTATTGTAAATTGTCTATCAGCAGTTTGTGATTCTTGGTCTGTTGCTCTTAAAGTAAAAGTATAAGTAGTTGCACCTGTTGGTGATGGTGCTGTTCCTGTTATCGCACCACTAGAACTATTTAAACTTAAATTCATAGTTGCAGCTGGAGTATTAGCATTACTTGTTAAAACAGCTGTTGTTTCACTATAAGCAATGGTACTATCACCACTAGCAGCAACTGATAAACTAACACTTGCTCCAGCAGCAACTGTGCCTAAACTTCCTGCTGAAGTTGTCCAAGTAGGTGCATCTGAAACTGTTAATAATGCACTTGAACTTCTTACAGCTAAACCATTTGGATTCTCTACTCTTATAAAATAAGTGCCATCAGTAGTCAAGGTAAACGCAGCAACAATAGTTGTTGCATTTGTAAAAGTAACACTATCAGCAAAAGTTATTGCACCTGTTGAATTTATTGCTTGAACTAATGGTACTGATGTAAAATTAGTACCACTGATTGTTACTGAAGTTTGTGCGTTTGTTATTGTGCTAGGACTTATACCTGATATTGTAGGTTTTGTTTCTGCTACACCTGTTAAATTACTACCATCTATTGCAGGTAAAGCACCTGAACCATTTAATTGTACTACATTATTTGCTGATGTTCCTACATCTTGCGTTGCTGCTGTGCCTAAACCTAATTGTGTTCTTGTAGTTGTAGCATTGTTTAAATCAAATGAACCAAAACTTAAAATTTCTATAATGTCATTTGCAGCTGCACCACTTGCTAATGTTATGACTGTGTTACTTGTTTTTGTAAAGTCAGTTCCTTCAACAAGTTGAATACCATTCATAAAAACTAAAACTGGATTAGTAGAAATATAAAATAAACTATTACCATTAGCATCATTACCACTAAATGCAGTTTGACTACCAGACGCAGTGTATTTGAATCTATTTACGATTCCTGTTTGTTCTGGGGGTGATATTCCTATATAACTTGCCATTTAAAATTTCCTCATTAATAACTTATAACTACTGAACCATCGTTGTTTGTTGAATTTCCTCCACCAGAAGTTGTAGTAGCACCACTTTGAAGTCCACCTATATAACCAGAACCTCCACCAGCTGGATAGTCAGTGCTACCTTCGGCACCACCACCTCCACCATAGTAGCCACCTCCACCAGAAGCACCATTACCACCTCCAGAAGCAGAGCCACCTGATAAAGCAGAACCAGATCCTGCACCACCAGCACCAGAGCCACCAGAACTTTGTGTTCCACCACCTCCGCCACCACCAGAGCCAGAGCCACCAGATGAACCACCACCAGCTCCACCAGAGGCACCTCCATAAGCACCACCTCCACCACCACCAGCGATAGCAACTGAATTACCATGAGTGAATGATGTTAAGAAGATACCAGAGAGACCTCCACCTCCACCACCATTACCATGACCTGAAGTGTAAGAGCCACCTCCGCCAAATGATGAACCTGAAGAAGTTGTTTTTCCTCTTTCTCCTACGATAATAATGTATGATTGACCTGCTGATACTGTTCTTGTTCCTTGTGTTCTACCACCTGTACCACCTGCACCAGAGTTTCCTTGAGAACCACCACCTGCACCTTTAATATCTAAAGTAATTGCAGTAACACCTGTAGGAACAGTAAATGTTTGGTTTGAACCTGTGTAAGAATAAGTTGTTGAAACTGGTGCTTTTACTACTATTGAAAATGCTCTATCTGCAGTTTTACCACCTGCTGTTGCTCTTAATGTAAAGCTAGAAGTTGTATCTGAACCAACAGCATTGTATCCTGTTATAGCACCTGATGAACTATTTAAAGAAGCACCTGCAGGCAATGAGCCTGATTGAACGCTATAAGTAATAGTGTCACCCTCTGCATCTGTTGCAGATGCAGATAAACTCGCAGAACTTCTAGCACTATCATAAACAGTTCCTAATGAACCACTTGAAGTTGACCAAGTTGGTGCAGTATCTACATTAATTTGGTCATCTAATTGTCCTGATAAACCTGAAGCACTTATAACTTTTACATCATATGGTTCTTGTGCGTTAGCAAAACTACTATCATCTTCAACAGCTGTTATTTGTGTTGTACTATTTACAGTCGTTGAGTTTGCTGTTACTTCAGTTCCATTTGCTGCTATAAATTTAACTGTTGAACCTGAAGAAAAGCCACTTCCTGTTATTGTAAAACTTGTTGTCGATCCACTACCACTATCAACATCTGTAGGTGATACACTTGATACAGTAGGTGCTGTGTCTAGTGCTTTAAAAGTTGTACCATCATAACCTTCAAAAAAACCAGTTGTACTATTAAATCTCCATTGTCCTTGTGTAGATCCTCTTTGTGCTGTTGTTCCTTTTGCAATTTTAGTTCCTTCTGTTCCTGTATCTACTATGTTTTCAAAAGATACATTAACATCTGAATTAGCAATTTTACCATTACTAACTGCTCCTGCTATATCTGCAAAATCTCTAGCTTTCGTCATCTGTTACCTCTACCCATCCTTTTGTGTTATCGCTTTGATATAATTCTTCATCCCATTTATATCTTCCTGTGTTTGGTTTTGTTATTGGTGGTTCCCACAAACAAGTCGTTTCATTAAGTGTCCAAGATGGAAAAAGTCTTGGTGGAATAAATGCGTCTAAATTTTTATCATAAGTATATCCAATACCAGCATAGTTTTTTCTGAGAGGTGTTCCTCCTAGTTTATGCACTCCACCTTTTGTATTGTAAGATGTTTGTATCCACTCTCCTGGAGTTTCATCAATAAAAGTATCAAAGAAATCAGCTTCAGCTGCAATAACATTGATTACTTTACCATCTCTTACTTTAGCATAATGTGCCATTATATATCCCTTTTTTATAAACTTGTTGTGTCATATCTAATTATTACTATTCCTTTTCCACCATTTGCTCCTTGTGTTTCAGAGGCATTGTTAGTATCACAACCACCACCTCCTCCACCACCAGTGTTTTCAGTACCAGCAGTAGCATCAGATACATTTCTTGATGCACCAGTTCCGCCACCACCAGAACCTCCAGATCCAGGAGATACGCCACCAGCACCAACTCCACCTCCACCACCACCAGCTCTAGTTACACTAGATCCTGTGATTGAAGATGCTGTACCAGCACCACCATTACCACCTTCGTGATTGCTACCTCCATCTGCACCAACAGCACCAGCTCCGCCACCACCAGCTCCTCCTGGTCCAGATCCGCCACCACCATTATTTCCTTGTCCAGATGTTCCAGAACCTCCACTAAAAGAAGTAGAGCTATCATCAGTACCAGCTCCTCCACCAGAGCCACCATTACTTCCATTACTTCCTGTGTTAGATGAAACTTGTCCACCACCACCTCCTCCTGTACTTGTAATACTGTTGAAAGATGAGTTTCCTCCACTTGCACTACCACCAGATCCACCACCACCTATGGTTACAGTGTATCCTGTAGCATTAGAAACAGTTGTAGAACCAGACCTATAACCTCCAGCTCCACCACCTCCAGATCCACCAGAAGCATCTTGTCCACCATCATTATTACCACCAGCACCACCACCAGCAATAATTAAATATTCTGCTGATAAACCAGCTATCGTGTTAGTAAATGTGCCAGAAGAAGTAAAAGTGTGTATTCTATAATTACCAGAGTTAGATATGGTTCCACCACTAGGAAGAGTTACTGCTGTTGTGTTTACACCACTAGATGAAAGACTATCACTATTAGTTACTTTTATAGTTACAGCATTACCACCAGTAACATTACTATAAACTGATGATGGGACAGCTACTGATGCAGCAGTATCTGATGATGGAGTTACAGTTACATTTGCATTAATACTATCTGCTGTTTGTAAAAAGTTTACAACGAGACCTGATGATAAAAAACCTTCCCCAGCTAGTGTTAGTGTAGTTGCTGAACCAACTAAAATTTTTCCTGTTACAGTGTTTAAATTTGGTGTAATACCAGAAATTTTTATCCATTCAGATCCATTAGAATAATATACAACATTATTGTCTGTGTTATATCTAATAGCACCTTCGTTAGCTGATGCTGGAGTTGTTTGTTGTGCAGTTGATCCTCTAGGTAAATTTATATGAGTAGTGTTACCAGATAAATCTATTGTGTTTCCATTACCATCTAAATTACCACCTAATTGTGGAGATGTGTCTGCAGATAAATCAGTATTAACAACTTGAAAAGTATTATCTCCTCTTAAAAATGTAGTATTGTCTTTTGTTCCAGTTGCTGATAAATCAGCTATTGCGATTGTGCCATCTGCAATCTTTGCAGATGTTACTGCACTGTTATTAATCTTTGCAGTTGTTACTTCATTATCATCTAACTCTTTAGTCGTAGATGGACTACGACCTATATAACTTGCCATTACGATATCTCCATAATTGATAAAGTGACATCTGCACTATTTGCTATATCTGATTTCACTTTAAGAATATCGCTTGCCTCCATAACATACTTATTACCTGTCATTAACTCTAGTGAACTTTTTGCTGGCACTGATGCTAGTTTTGCAACATTAACATTATCACCATCATTGTTTTCTAAAAAAACAGTTACTTCAATAGACTGTGTTGTTATATTAGCGATAGTTAATCCAAGTACGATTGTTGATGTTGATGAAGGAACAGTGTAAACAGTCATAAATGTATCTGCATTTACTGAAGAACCATCTTTTGTTTTTAACTTAAATGTATTTGCCATATTATCCTAAAGCGATAGCCAAAGCAGTCGCATCCTCACTAATTTGTGCTTCAGCAATAGTTTTAACTGTCCCATCAGTATGTTTAGTAAATAATTTTCCATCTGCTGTATTTACAGCTAACTCTCCTGCTGATAAATCTGATGCTGATGGTGCATTACCTGCTGAACTATTTTTCTTAAGAATTACTGTGTTTGACATCTAACTTCTTGCTCCTTTTTTTCCTTTTACCACTTTTTAAATTTTTTATTTCTTCACCCATTGTTTCTATCATTTTTTCTTTTTCTTTTAACTTTCTTTGATAGTCATCAATAGTTCTACCATGATGTTCTAATTCAGCTTGATGTTGCTTCTTCATTGTTGTAACTTTATCACGAAGTGCAACAACATTACTCTCTTGAGAGTGAACAGTTTTATTTTTATCGTTTAGATCTGCTTTTATCTGTTCATGCTCATCTACTTTTTCTAATAACTTTTTATTTTCATCACTTAAAATTAAAATTTTAGTTTCAGCATCCAGAAGTTTACCTACATACTCACCAACCTTATTGTTGCTGACCATGCTTTCAGCTGTTTTAATTTTTAATGCTTCTTTAAGTTTTGAAAGTTCTTTATCTTGTTCTGGCATATTCTCCTATCTATTCATTAATATGTTCCTGCGTCTATTGTTTTATTTGCTAATGTTTGAGTTGCGTTTAATAATGCAAATGTATCATCTGCTAAATTAGGAACAACATGTCCATTAGTATTAGTACCACCACCTTGTATCTTTGCGATAGTTGGAGATGTTAAAGTTTTATTTGTTAATGTATCTGTAGTATCAGTACCAACAAAAGTTGTATTTGCATTTGGGAATGTAAATGTTCTTGTTGTACTTGTTCCAATACTAGCCATGCTAAATGTAACTTTTTTACTTGTATCACTATTGTCTTGAAATAATGGTACTTGTAAAGTTTTAGCACCTGTAAGAGTTTGTGCATCTCCTACATTAACAACTGCTGAACCATTTACATTTGCTGCATCTAATTGTGCAGTTCCATCAATGTAAATATCTTTAAATTTAAGTGAGTTACTACCTAAATCTACATCATCATCAACTGAAGGAACTATTGAACCATCTAGAAATTTAACTTGGTCGGCACCAGCGACTTTAATATCTATTTGGTCATCAGTATCTGCAGTTATGCTTGTGTCAGCATCAGCATCTAGTATTAACTCATTTGCATTCATATCTAGTGATGTAGCAATAGTACCAGCTGTAATAGTTGGCGATCCTGCTATATTACCTTCAATGTTTGCTACTAAAGTTGCAGCTGTATATCCAGTTGCACTTGTGTTTACTGTTGTTGTAGGTTTTGATTGAGAATCTTTAAATAGTTTAAACTTACCACTATCATTTGCATCTCTAAATATACCTGCATACAAATCAGTTGAACCAGATGTATCGTATGTTCCGAAGAAACCAATATCAACTGCATCTGAACCAGTGTTGTTTCTTGCTAGTTCAATTAATGGATCTTCAACTGTTAAAGTTGCTACATCTTGTTGTACTGTATCTCCTTGTACTTCTAAATTCCCTGTAATTGTTAAATTACCAGTGAATGTATCATTCTGGTCGGATCTTAAGAATGCTCCTTCACCACCAATCTTTAAGATATTATCACTGGCATCACGATAAAATAGAATCTTATTAGATTCTGATATCGCTAATTCACCTTGCGCAATATTTGAAGTAGTTGGTGCTGTTGAGCCAGTGTTTCTTTTTATCTTTATAGTATTAGCCATGACTCACTCCTTCTAATATGTTCCTGCGTCTATTGTTAAACCATCAGGAGATGTGACGCCTTTCCATTCTCCTGCTGATGCTTTATACTGCAATAATTCATTACCTGTTGCAGTTGAAGTTTGGTCTATTGGTTTACCCAAGAAAGCAGAACTTCCTGCTGGTCCTTGTGTACCAACTGATACAATTTTTACTATCCCTGTATCTGTTACTGTGACTGTGTTTCTTTGATTAGCCATTAATCTGTTACCTCTGGATTTATAATAAATTTACCTTGTAAAACTCTATCTACTATACCACCACTACTTACTATTTCTAAATCATAAACAGCAGTTTGTGGAGCAGCAAAAGATGCAGTATCAGTAGCAGAAATTAAAACATCTATCTCTCCATTAGTAACATTACCAGCAGAGCCACCAATAGTTAAACCACCATTAGTTGCACTCGTTAGACTTTTAATCAATGTTCCTCCAACTTCATCTTTTATTTTCATTCTAGCTGAATAACCAGTTAAATCTACTACAGTTGTTCCATCACTTTGAAACATTGTTAGTGTTTTTCTAAATGTCGCACCTTGATCACATAATAAATTATGTATTCCTGCTGTACTCATTATAATATACTTTTCTTTTTCTTTTTAGTCTTTTTTTCTTCTTTTTCAATTTTTTCTTCTTTTACTTCTTCCACTTTTACTTCCATTGCTAAATCATTGCTTATAAAAGTATTTGCTAATTTTTGTTGCCAATCTGCTGACATATCATAAATTTCGTCTTTTTTGTAATTGATTGAAACACTGCCTTCAGGATTTGCTGAACCAGTTGCACCGACTAACATTTTTATTTTCATTTTATTCTCCTTAATTTAATGAATGGGGGATTTGTTGCTCCCCCATCCAAAAGTATTTATTAAGATACAGGATTTTTTCTAGCATGACCTTTAATCACTGAAACTGACATTGGCGTCGCTGTGCCATGTGTTCCAGAGAAGTTAGCCACTGCTCTAATGTATCTTTTACCACCGATATAACCAACACTAGCGATTGCTGGTGCTTCAGCTGGATCATCAAAAGTAGCAATTACACCACTTGAATCTGGTGTTGCTCCAATTACATCTGCTGAAGATGTTACATCAGTGAAAGTTGAATTATCGTCAGAATGCTCTAACTCTATTTCAATCTTATTTGTGCTTGATAAAGTTATTCCTTCCGCACCCATGTCAATTACAACTGTAGCAGATTCAAAACCTTGTAAATCTACTCCTGTGCCATTGGCATCTGCATCTCTTGCAGCTGGTGCTAAAGACTGAACAACTCCGATATTATTTTTAAGATCTTGCATTGTTTCCTCCTATTATGCACTTACTGTTTGAGTTTTGATTGCTTCTGGTAAGATAACTTGTCCACCTATTCTCTTTCTAGCAACATATCTAACATTACCTGAAGTTGCTTGAGTAAATGGATCTCTTAAGATCGCAAGGTTTACTCTGTCAACAATCATGTAACCTCTTCTAAAGTCACCGAAAGCGATTGGCTTATTACCTGCACCCACAGCTGGCATGTCAGTTGCCTGAACATATGGTGCTCCTAAAATAGTTGACACCATACCACCTGATAGTTGATTACCTGCTTGGAAGACATAGTCGTTGCTAGAAGTTTTTAATTTTCTAACAGCAGCCAATGTGCTTCTTGACATAATGAAACTACCATTCTGTGCGTACTCTGCTTTTGGCTCATGGTAAAGTGAAATTAAACCATCAGCTGTTAATGCAGTACCATTGCCTGAATTAACTGTGCCGATTTCAGAGTTTGTTAAAAACCCTTCTGGTTTTCCTACACCATTACCACTTACAAATGCAGTACCTTCTGCTTTTGCGAATTGCTCACCGAACTCTGCAGACATTTCTTGCTCAAGATTGAAGACTGAATCTTCTAACTCTTGCTCTGAAATATCAACCAAAGCATACATTTCGTGAGTAGGTATTTCTCTCAGACCAGTCGCATAACCAGTAGTTTCAGAACGAGTTCCTTGCTCTGCTACGAATACAGCAGAAAAAGTTCCTGTTCTTTCTGGAATTTGAATAGATCTGTTAGTTGTACTTCTCACTCTTGAAATGCTTCTGATTGGTGAGATTTCTATTATAGTTTTAGTCAGTTCTCTAACATATTCAGGTGGAGCAAGATATCCTCCAGCTGTGTCGTTAGATGCTGTTAAAACTTTTAACTCGTTTGGTTCAACGCCATCTTTACCTTTTCTCAAGTAAGATTCGAATGCAACCTTCTGCTCATCAGCTTTTGCTACATCGTCCTTTGATGATAAAGGTCTAGACAACATCTTTTCAATACGAGCCAGTTTTTCCTCATGGTCTTTTTGAGAGTTTGCAGCTTTAACTACAGCTTGATTAACTTCTTCGATTTTATCTAAATCTTTTTCGATTTTAGATAATTTCTCTTCAGTTAATGGGTCTGCAGAGCCTTTACTTTCAATTTGAGCCAATCGGTCGTCGTTAGTCTTTTTGAACTCTTCAAAAGTAGTTCCTAGACTTTCGATCGCTGATTTGATTTTATCATTGTCAGCCATTTTGACCTCCTATTGTCAATTGTTTGTTGTTAAGACTTTCTTTACTTTTTCTATTGATTCTAACACATCACCAAAGTCTTCAGCAACCTCTCGTTGCTCAAGAGCATCGACTACTGCTTTCGCAGCAATCTTTGATTCCATTCGTGATAAATCTCCTACATCCCGCAAAAGAACTTCCCATTCACGAATTGTTCGATCCGCACCCTTTACCTGATGAACAACAGCTTTGTCGTTCATCGGAAAGGTTACGAGGGAAACTTCCATAAGGTCAACATCCCTTAAAAATCTTTTTCTTCTTCTTTCGTCGTAAGATTGAGATTTAGGATCTGCCTTAAAACCGATTGACATAGCATCAAGTGCACCCATCTTCATAAGTTCGTAAACTTCTCGACCTTTTTGAGTACCCATTGCTAATTGACCTTTTACATATAAACCATTTTCATCTTCTCTCATACCTTTGAAAACTCCTATTGGTTCATCAGTACGATGTTGATATAATAATTTAACTTTATTGTAAGGTCTTCTTCTTAAACTTTTTCTGAATGCTCCATTGACGACAACATCATTACCTTTATCTACATTACCAAAAGTTGAAGCATATCCTTCAAACTCTCCTTCTGCATCGCCTTGAGTTTTAATTTCACATTCGTAAACTTGTCTTTGTCCTTTGTCTGCTATGCTTTGGTCAACCCAATCTTTTTCATCTAATTCATCATAGTCAGAATGCTCACATAAACATTTTTCATTTTCAGCACCACAATCACATTCATAGTCATCTTCTTTTTTGTCTTTAGGTTTCTTACCATACTTGTCTGTTTCTTTTGAAACTGCTTCCATATAATCACCATGAGTTTTACATGGCATAAATTTTCCGTCTCTAGTATGAATACCTGTGCAACCTATTTCTTTTGCTCTGGCTGCTGCTTCTCCTGGATTGTCGTAAGTGTCTTTTGCGACTTCTTCTTTCATTTTTGGTTTCTTTTTATCTTTATCTTTGTCTTTAGGTTTTTTGTGATACTTTTCTTCCATTGGGTTGACCTCGTTCATTTACTAATAAAAAATTATAATTAATATTATTGCTGCTACTACTGCGACAGCTAACTTTCCTTTTTTAGATAAAGTTTTGCTCCAAAAGTTATAAAGGCTCTTTAATGGATTCCAAACCCAATCAAATATTTTATTCATCTTCAAACCCTCCAAAGTCTGGTTCAGGTACATTAACAACAAATGTGCACCTACAATTAATAACTTGTTGAGGTGGTCCTAAAGGATCTCCAGGATATCTCAACACCGCACCACCAACGACAAAGTCTCCATTTTTAGAAACTACTTGACCATTGGCAATACTATGGTCATCTCTCGTTCGAGCATCATTAACAGCCACCCACTCCTTTGTTGTTTCAGGAATGTTTACTACATCAAGACTTGTAAAGTTTGCATAATTTGCAGCTTGATGAGTTTCTGTTCTAGCGATTAATACTGCTCTGGTTATAGAACTAATTGCAGTTAGTTCTGTGATTCTTCTTGCAGTTGATACGACATCAAGTCCATCTGTCTGCGCACTATCTATAGCACTACGAATATTTGCCATAGTAGTGGAACTTATATTAGTAACCTTTTCCGAGCCATAAGTAAACAGAAAACTTTCAAATTGTTTATCAAATTCATCTTCATATTCTTTTCTTTCTGTTTCTTGTAATAATCTTATTTGAGATAGTATTCTTGACCTAAAAGTATCTGTTACTGCTTTCCAATGTGTAAATATTAGATTTTTTACTCTTGCAAAGTGTTGTCTTGAATAAATGCCTATACTTTGACGACCAGATATCATATATGCAGCAGAAACTTCAGAAGCAGTACGATTTATTTCTTTTTTCATAGAATTAGCAAGTTTTACCTCAAAATTTCTACGCATCCTATTTTGTAATGCCCACTCTGCTAATTTTTGTTTTGGTGTTTTTAAATTTATCATGATATCTTCCAACTTGCTATACCTGACCTAGCACTTAACTCTGTTAGTCCCCAAACTAATGCATCCAATCTGTCAGGCGATTGTTTTGTTATTTCTGGATTATAACTACATAGTTGGTCTTCTAATAAACTAAATCTTTCTAAATGTTTAACTCTTTTTTGTTCATACAATGCAGCAATAGGTTCAGCACGAACAAACTTACCACGAGTTGCTCTTACAGATTTATAACTTACACTTTCGTGTTGTGTTTTTACAACTCTTTCAACTAAATCACCACCATTGTTTACTTCAGCAATAACTTTATCTGCTTTATAACTTTCATATGCTTCTACAACTTTCTTTGCCCAAGCATCAGGAGAGTATTTACCTGATATGTCATTTAGTATATAATACTTGCCCTGAAAATCTATACCACAAACAACAATACCAGTTTCGTCAGAATTTTTATTTGCAGTTACTGCTGGGTCAACTGCTATAACTATTCTTTTCATATCTGGTAGTTTTTCATTGTACTTCATCATAGACTTCTCAATTAAGTCTCTGCTCCATAAACTACCAGATACATCCTCTAGAACTTCTGCGTATAATTCTTGACGACCTAGTCTTGTGCCTTCGTATCTTTCTTTTAGTTGTTTTAAACTTGAATCAGCTAAATTCTTTTCATTTTCAAATGTTGAACCACGAGTTATGATTGTATCTTTTCTTTTTACTAAATCTTTAACTAATGGTATTGGTTTTGGTGTTGTTGTTACAATTACTTTAGGACTTTCTCCCAACCTTAAACCAAACATCATTTGATCCCATGTTTCGCTATATTTCCAAGAACCAAGTTCGTCACACCATACTCTATGGTGCTGTGGACCTCTTAATCTTTCTGGTGTATCTGAACTGAATGTTTTAAATCTAGAACCATTGACCAAGACTAATTCACCCAAAGATCTATTATAGTTTGCAATTAACTTTTCATCAAGCACTGAATACAAACCTGATTCTCCTTCAATACAAGTGTCTCGACCATCGGCAAAGGTTGGTGCAACGATAGCCAAACGACTATCTGGATTTTTTAATGCAAACCAAGCCATGTCTTGTGCACCTGTTAATGTTTTTCCCCATCCCCTCCCAGCTAATATAAGCCATATAGACCAGTCGCCTTTTGGTGTCAGCTGTTTTGGTCTAGCCAAGTTTAACCACTTTAATCTAAAAAGTCTTTTGTCTATTTCTGATTCTGGTAAATCTTTTAATAATTCTTTAATATCCATACCAATTTATAACACCCCATATAGCAAGTACAAAATACATTAACTCCATACAAAACCTTGCCCAATCTTTATCCATAAATGCAAATCTAATCCACATTACACAAGATACAGATCCTATTGACCATCCTAACCATTGCCACTGTGTATTGGGTGTTATTAAAATATACACAGACACAAATGCAATAAGGAACGCAACCCAACGAAATATTAGCATATTAGCATATCCCTCCATTTTCCTTCGGCAAATAAAAAAATAAAAATTTTTTCTATAATACCTATTTAGCAAGTTCTGGATACTGAAAATTTGCAAACACAGTTTACTAATTCAATGATTCAGGATTTTGCGTTATTTTCTTTTCCTCTATCTTATCTAATAGATCGTCTATTTCTTTTAGTTTCTTCTCCTTTTCTTGTACATTTATAGTTTGTTCACCACTTATTTCCACTGCTCTTCTCTTTGGATGCAAGTATTGTGCTAATTCTTTTAGCGATTCAACTTTTAATTTCAAAGGAGTTGCTTTGTCCACTGCAATACCAGCAAGTGCGACTAATGGGTCAAAGTTAGTTATGCCTTGTTCTTTCATAAACTTCTTGACTCTATCTTGCAACTCAACAGTTTTCTTGTTGGGTGTACCTTTTTCTCTTCCTCCAACTCTTGGAGTTCCTGGTTTTGGTCCTCTAATACCCATAATAATCTATCTCCTTGTTTTCCATAATGCAAATACCTAGAATTAGAAGCAAC